CCCATTCGTGCTCGGTCATTTCGACTGCTGGGGACTGGTGATGAGCTATTTCCGGCAGACGCACGGGATCGAGCTGCACGATTACCGGGTCGATTACCCCTGGTGGGAGGATGGTTATCCGGATAACTATTATCAGGACTGCTGGTATGAATGCGGTTTCCGAGAATTTGACGGGCCGCCACAGCCGGGTGATATGGTGATCATGCAGGTGCAGGCCAATAAGTGGAACCACGCCGGTATTCTTCTGGAAGGGAACATGTTGCTGCATCATCTTTATGGCCACCTGAGCCAGCGCGTGCCTTATAGCGGTTACTGGCATGAGCGAACAATGAGGATTGTGCGGCATTCATCTTTAACCATATAATGCAAAATATATTACTATAGAAGGACTATTAGAAATGAGTATTACTGCTAGAAATGGTAAGAAAAAACTACTATCAAGTGGAATGATGAATATTGAAATCGATAGTGACCCTGTTATTGAATTTGATGTTGACGGATTAAATGTTACTTTAGAAGTTAAAATCCTTCCTTCTGACTCTAAAGATGAGACCAATGTAACTATCGATGCAGAAGATGATTATGTATCGATTAAACATTATCTAAAAACTAAGATGGATAATACATTGCCATCCGGTGGTATGCTTCGCCCTATTGATTTTGCAACGCGAGGGAAAGGGGAGGATTTATATATAACATGGTATGCATCAATTAAAACAACTGTGGATAATGTTCGCATAGCTCAAATTAGCTATTCATTTTATGAGGACATTTGACAATGGATGTTAAACCAAATGTGACAAAACATAAAAAGATAAATATGTCATCGACACCCCTTGGCTCTCCTTTAGCCAAGGGAAGTGTTAATTCTGGTGCGGAGGTTGGAGCAGGTTCAATAGCTAAACAAATAGGTACAGGGGATAATGCAAAGGATTCCTTCGTGTGGATGACACTCCAGGCATGTTTTTGGATTGCTGGTCTTGCCTCTGCAGGTGTTTTCATCATGAGTGTAGTGATTGTTTCAAAATATGGTGTTTATGAGGGTAAAGAGTTCATAAGTTCTCTGAAGGATTTATGGGCCATATTTACACCTATCATCACTCTTGCTTTAGGTTATGCGTTTGGTAAACGAGAGAGTAAATAGTGTATTTATTCATTATCTATAAGTTTATAGCTGAATGGAATAGGGATATGAACAAATTAATATTGGCAGCGGCTCTACTTGGCTTGGCTGGGTGTACAACCTCCGCAGTGAATTCACAGCAAGCTAAACCAGTACCTTCAGAGAGAATCCTTAAGCATGGGACTGGCGAGTCAACTATTGTTGTTACCAGAGATAACGGTTGGTTAGCTGGTGGTGGGTGTTTCGTTGAAATAACCGTAGATGGTAAATCGTTTGCGAGGATTGATACTGGTGAATCGATAAGTATTAAGACAGAAACTGGAAGGCATATCCTTGGAATTTCTGGCGACTCCCAAGGCAAGGGATTATGTGGGTTCAAGGTTGGTCAGCCGATAAAAGAGACATCAACGCAAATCAACTCGAACGAAACTCAGAAATTTAGAATAACTGGTGACACAAATTCTGGTCTTGATATAAGGCCTTCATCAATTTAATAGATATTTTAATCTGACAAATAACCACCTTTGGGTGGTTTTTTTATGGAATTTAAAAGCATGAAAGAAGCAATGGTGAATATTGAACTTGGTGGTGTGTTAGGGAAGACTTTCGGAAAATCACATGAACGACTGGTATCAACAACCGCAGAAGTTTTTCGAGCACTATGTTGTACTATTTCAGGTTTTGAGCAGTATCTTAATACCAGCAAAAAGAGAGGGTTAACATTCGCTATATTTAAGGGAAAGAACAACATTGGTGAAGATGATTTAGGATATCCAATCACTGAGGATATCATCCGTATTGTTCCGGTAGTCATCGGGAGAAAAAAAGCTGGTTTATTGCAAACCATACTTGGCGCAGTCTTAGTTGTCGCTGGTTATGCATTATCGGGGTTTACTGGTGGTGCGAGTATGGCGTTGGTGGCACCTGGTGTTGCATTAATGGCTGGTGGTGTGATCCAAATGCTATCCCCTCAAGCTGCGGGACTGGCAAGCAAACAATCTGCCGACAATCAGGCCAGCTATGCATTTGGTGGTGTGACAAATACGGCAGCGCAGGGCTACCCGGTACCACTTTTATACGGTAGACGCAGAATTGGTGGCGCGATTATTTCAGCCGGTATTTATGTCGAAGACCAGCAGTAAAAGCAGATTCCCTTGCATGCCACCTTCGGGTGGTTTTTTTATGGGCGCAATATGACAAATAAACGCATAACAGGCCGCAAGGGTGGCGGTTCCAGCTCCCGAACGCCAACAGAACAGCCAGACGATTTGCAGTCTGTTGCAAAAGCAAAAATATTAATGGCTCTCGGTGAAGGCGAATTTTCCGGGCAACTTACTGGCAAAGATATTTATCTTGATGACACCGCTCTGGAAAACAGCGATGGCTCGCAAAACTTCAGCGGCGTTACCTGGGAGTTTCGCGCCGGTACGCAGGCACAAACTTATATTCAGGGCATTCCGGGCACAGAGAATGAGATTAGCGTCGGTACCGAAATCGCCAGCGCTACTGCCTGGAACCACACGTTTACCAACACGCAGCTCTCTGCGGTTCGCCTGCGCCTGAAATGGCCTTCACTATTTAAGCAGGAAGACGATGGTGATCTGGTCGGCTATTCCATCAATTACGCTATTGATCTGCAGACAGATGGCGGTAGCTGGCAGACAGTGCTGAATACCAGCGTAACGGGTAAAACTACCTCTGGCTATGAGCGGAGCCACCGTATCGACTTGCCGCAGGCAGGCAGCACCTGGACTGTTCGCCTGTGTAAAATAACCGCTGATGCGAACAGTGCGAAGATTGGCGACACGATGACGCTGCAGAGCTACACAGAAGTTATCGACGCTAAGCTGCGGTATCCCAATACCGCGCTGCTGTATATCGAATTTGACTCGAGCCAGTTCAATGGCTCAATACCTCAGATATCCTGCGAGCCGCGCGGGCGCGTAATTCGTGTTCCTGATACTTATGATCCGGAAACTCGTTCGTACAGCGGGACCTGGACTGGCGCGTTTAAGTGGGCGTGGACCGATAACCCGGCGTGGATTTTTTACGATTTGGTGGTGACCGACCGCTTCGGGTTGGGTAATCGTCTTACCGCGGCAAATATCGATAAATGGGGTTTATACCAGGTTGCGCAATATTGCGATCAGATGGTACCTGACGGGAAGGGCGGCAGCGGCACAGAGCCTCGCTATATCTGTAATGTTTATGTGCAAAGCCGCAATGATGCCTACACGGTGCTTCGGGATTTTGCTGCGATCTTCCGTGGTATGACGTACTGGGGCGGTGATCAGATTGTCAGCCTGGCTGATATGCCGCGCGATATCGATTACAGCTATACGCGCGCCAACGTCGTTGATGGCAAATTTACGTACACGAGCAGCACGACGAAAACCCGCTATACCACTGCGCTTGTGTCCTATTCTGATCCGGACAACGCCTACGCAGACGCAATGGAGCCCGTTTTTGAACAGGCACTGGTGGCGCGCTATGGGTATAACCAGCTCGAGTTAACGGCAATTGGCTGCACCCGGCAGTCCGAAGCAAACCGAAAGGGGCGCTGGGGCATCCTCACCAACAATAAAGATCGTGTTATTGTGTTTTCCGTGGGGCTGGACGGGAACATTCCGCAGCCAGGCTATATTATCGCGGTCGCTGATGAGCTCTTGTCAGGGAAGGTAACTGGTGGACGTATCAGCACCGTTAACGGTCGCGTTATCAAACTTGATCGGGTAGCTGATGCCGTTGCTGGAGATCGTCTTATTCTCAATCTTCCTTCCGGCGCTTCGCAAAGGCGCACCATTCAGGCGATCAGTGGTGAATCAGTTACGGTCACCACGGCATTCAGCGAAACACCTCAGGCCGAGGCAGTCTGGGTGGTTGAATCGGATGAACTCTACGCGCAGCAGTATCGCGTCGTCAGTGTTGCTGATAACAACGACGGTACTTTTACGATCACCGGCGCATATCATGACCCGGATAAATATGAACGGATCGATACCGGGGCCATCATTGACCAACGGCCTGTCAGTGTCATCCCTCCGGGAAACCAGAATGCGCCGGCTAACATCGTAATCAGCTCATTCTCTGTCGTTCAGCAGAATATCAGCGTCGAAACCATGCGCGTCAGCTGGGACCAGGCACAGAACGCTATCGCCTATGAAGCCCAGTGGCGCCGGAATGACAGCAACTGGGTTAACGTGCCGCGCAGCTCCACTACGTCCTTCGACGTGCCGGGGATTTATGCCGGACGCTACCTGGTACGCGTGCGCGCCATTAACGCCGCCGAGATTTCATCCGGGTGGGGTTACTCAGAAGAGCAAACGTTAACGGGTAAAGTGGGTAATCCGCCGAAGCCGGTTGGGTTTACCACAACGCCAATTAACTGGGGCATTCGCCTTAACTGGGGTTTCCCAGCGAACACCGGCGACACGCTGAAAACGGAGATTCAGTACACAGCCAACTCTGATTTTTCGGACCCGTTATTGTTGACCGATGTGCCGTATCCATCCTCTGAATACATTCAGCTTGGGCTGAAAGCAGGGCAAGAATTCTGGTATCGCGCGCAGCTGGTTGACAGAACTGGTAACGAATCCGGGTATACAGACTGGGTTCGCGGTATGGCGAACGATAACCCGGATGACTACCTGGGTGATATAGCTGACGACTTCCTTACTTCAGCTGATGGTGACCGATTAACAGGAGATATTGATACCAATTTAGAGGGCATTCTTCAGAACGCTCTGGCGAACCATGGGACAGTAGATCACCAGTTCGCTCAATATGGTGAGGTTAGGGCTGATATTTTAGTCGTGAAGACTACCATCGCCGAAGTGGATCGGGCTATGGCTGAAATGTCGACCCAGGTACAGGCCCAGATTGACGATGTGACAGCGGTGCTGGAGGACAAGCTTACAGCTGTTGTTGACACAACAGGCGCATCGGCAATCCATACCCTCAAAGTAGGGGTGCGGATAAACGGCATCATGTACAACGCCGGGATGAGTATTGCCGTCCTGGCGCAGCAGGGCCAGCCAGTTGTAACGCGCGTCGGATTCAATGCAGATCAGTTCGTACTGATGAGCGGCAGCGGTGATG